CAGGACTGGGGGGGTGCGTTTTTCCCGCATATGCGGGAATTGTCCTGTTATTAGGTTGAATTTGTTTGGTCGACTGGGAAAGTGGTGAGTGTCACCACAGACTTGCGTTCCTCTTCGGAGAGCCAATGGTCGTTGGTGAGTGAGCGTGCAATAATGCCATTCCACCTCTCCAAACGCCGGGCAATCTTCATATCTGACCAGCCACGCCGCGCAAGGCGCTCACGCAGAACAGAGTCTGGTGGTCGTATGATGAATATGCGTAGCTGATAGCTGCGGTGGGCTGGTGCTGGTATGAACTCAGAAGGATCCATCTGGGTGGTCATACCATAGTAGCCCCGCTTAATAAGCACGTCGTCAATCGCATCGACCACCGCTGGATGACGCCCCATTTCAGGGAGCTTTGAGTTGTAGTGAAGCTCAGCATGCAACTGCAATGATGCGACTATCTCATCAGAGTCGGCGCACCACGGGTGTTCTAGGGTGAAGGCAGTTTTCCCCGCGCCATTGGGAGCGAGATACAAATAGCGCAGTGTTGCACCTGTTTGGTTGTTCCTTTCGGCGAATGCACCAGGCCAATGGGCCTGAAGTCGCCTCTGATACATCTCTGCTTTGGTGACCTGTGCAATGCCAGCGCTGCCATACCACGCCCTGATCGCAGGGTCAAGCCAGTACAGCGGCAGGGGGACATAGCCATCAGCCATTGGCCGTGAGTAGTAGCGCATTACGTCAGGTCTCATAGCCATGAGCACAGTATGCAGACCGCCGAGAGATGCCACCATTGGAGCATCTAAGCCCATGCGTGCCAGCACCTCCGACTCTTTTGCCGGCCTGCGATCCACAGACGTTGTTAGCAACAGCCTGCTTATGTCGGTCTCCTCTGGTTCTACAGGCCCGGGTATGTCCAACCGCACCGGGTGTGTGTGACGTTCGGGCCAGGTGGTGAGTCCGAACCGTTTGTGCGCATCGGCACGCGTCCGAACATACAAGCCAGCATATGACTCACGCCTGCAATGCTCCGCGTACTGTTCCCAGGCAGCAGCATCGTCGATTCGTAGCTCAGCTCGCTTAAGTGTAACCCAAGCATTAGAGGCATACCCCTTGGCTACAGCGCTTGGGGTGGGTTTGGCTTCAATGGCAGGTACCACTGCACCAAGTGCGCCGGTGCCAGCCCACAGCGGATGGAGGCGCACTCCGCCATTGCGGTATGACCACCACTCGAGTTTGCGCCAGATAGTCACCTCCTTTCCATTGGTGTCAGTCTCCCTCCGAAGTGGTATACGCATGGTGGCATTCAGAACTTCAACTGCCAATCTCCGTCCATACGATATGGGCAGCCCACGTGACACCAATTCCCATACATTGTCAGACACAGACCCGATGGCTGAGTCATACCAAATGTACACGTCCTTATACCAATTGCCGGAGGCCAGCTGTGCTAGTACCGCAAATAGTGGTCGCGTTGGGGTCTTGTCAGGTACGGACATGCGCTGCAGAAATTCGTGGATCACGGCCGAAACCATCTGCTTCGCAGGCTTGAGTACAAACCCAGTATGGTGGTGCATCATCATGTAGTGCAACGCACTCACCCAATCATTCATGAGCGTGTCCTCATCATCGCCAGTGTAGTTCGCAGAGATGAGGCGTGCAGCCGGGTCCACATACTGAGTGAAGCGAAGCATCATTCGGGAGTATACGCCATGCAGCATAGTGTTATCCCTCGCCGTGTCTCTGTCGCCCGAGAAGAGGGATGCCCACGTGCGCCACATGCGGTCATCATGGGACACCCACTTGTTACGGTGCGCCCGAGCTGCCCAGTAGGCACAGAGCATTTTGTCCCTGGTGGCAGCGTGGGCCCCTCCGAGACGTTGCCAGGCAGCTGCAAGGTGAAAGTTAAGTGCCGAAAGTGTTGCATCCTCATGTTCGGTGTTGTAATCTGCATAATCAAGCGATATCCATACCTGCCCTGGCTTCCGACGTCTATCTACCGCTATCCACTCCACCACATCTGCTGGTGTTTGCTTAGCCTTAATGCCCCACACGTTCATATTCTTTTCCATATGCACCGATGCAAACCCAGTGATGATGAAGTCTTCATCGCATACCGCATACAAGGCTCTCGCCTTACCACCTGGTTCAGGCTTAGTGGATGCCCTAGCCATGTAGTAGAAGGGATAGAAGTCGCGTAGGTTCACTGCAAAGTCATCCGGCAGTTCCTCGAACACACTCTTCTTGTTAGGACGTGCTCCTGAGCCAAGTCGTTCGTCGGCAGCCTTCATATCGTTGGTAACAGATCGCTGACTTGATGAACCGGCTGGGGTCCAGGCCCAACGTGCATTCCACCACGTCTGCATGTCATCGAGGCGTGCCCCATTAAGTGTGCTGGATACAACCAATGCGGCAAGCTGACGCAGCTGAAAGTGCAGCTCCTGATTCCAGGCTTGCCGGTCAAAGAGCCCATCCGGTCGCATTCCAATGTGGGCTGGTGTATTCTTTGTACGCCGCACTTCCTCGCCAGCAAAGTCAGCCTCATCCTTACTACGGTAGGTACAGTTGAACACCTTGCGGAGCATCAACACCTCTTCAGGTGGAATGGTCGGGTCGGCCCCATAGATAGGGCAGCGCCGTAGAGCAACTATCCATTCCTTAAACACCAAGCGCCACTGGGCCAGGGGTACCCAATGCACGTGGTATGCTTCAATTAATACACGACGGTGTGAAGCGGTCAGTGCATTCATGCCAAGAATCATGGCGGCGACTGACCACTGCATATGACCAAGGTTCGCACCCATGAGTTCACGTTCCCACTGAAGTGGCGGCCGCTGCAGCACCTCATAGACCGTCGTGATTGTGAGCTGGATGATTGAACCAGTTCCCGTATCACCACGTGGGAACAATTCCATCATTTTGAGAGGACCCATGTCACCCTTGTAGGGCTTAGGACGCTCCCAGCCATCAAGCGGTGGTGGTGCCAGAGAGGCACCGGCACGCAGATAGTCTTCATAGCCGGCAACACTGGACATGAAAAGGGTTTTAAGGGTAGCCTCCCCTCTCGGGGAGGCCTTAAGCCCCTCAAAACTACGTATGCTTCTCAGATAGTCTCCTATTCCGTGAAGCCCATGCGCTGCGTTTCCTGCGCAAGCTGTGCTGGTACATCGCCAGTTTGGGTTGAATGTTGGGTATTGTCCGTGTTGGTTGGGTTTGTAGTGGTGGGCGGCTCGTGGGTTGAGGTACTGCTCGGTGGCATGCCCTGCGACATGGTAGTAGGTGGTGAGAGACTCCCAAAACCCGCCTGTTCTGAGTCTTTGCCAGGTATCAGTCGTCCCTTAATGTCAGACACCTTCTCACCGCCTATTGTAATGTGTGAGTCAGCCTCAGGGGAATCAAGTACTGGACTGAGCTTCCGGTCGGGCTCAACTGGTGGTGTATCATCAGCAGGGTTGGGCTCTTCTGTGGAGCCCGTCGACGACGCTGTGAGCCAGCCGGGCGCATATGCCAGCATCTCAACGACCATGTCGCGTGATGCCTCCCCCGACTCATAAGCGAGCTTGACGAGCAGTTCAAATTCGTTTGTCGTGGATTCCTCGACTGCCTGAGCCCCTGTCTTGGCAGTTTCCCACGCTTCCGTATCCGGCTGCAGCCTCCCTTTGCCACGTTTTGGTGGCACACTCACCAGACTTGCAGCCGGCACACCAGCAGCAAGAGCCATGCTAATGTTCTTGTCTGTGAGCCCCGATGTGCCACGAACCCTGCCAACACTCGTCCAGTCTTCAAGTTCCACTTTGGTCAAGGCGCTGCATGCTTTGAGGGCCCGGGCGCGGTTGCCCATGCGTATGGCCTCGGCTATCCACCCGCGGCTAGCATACAGCGAATGTGCACACGGCGCAGCCGCCTTATACAGCTGGGACATGAGGAGGGCTGTATTGGCACGTGCTCCATTTGGCACGGCCTTCAATATGTCGGTCGGTTCCATTTGCTCGACCTCATCCCAGGCACCACGCATGCGCCCCTCCTTGTCACGCTCATTCCAGGCGCATTCCGTCTCATACTGGCGAGCTATGCCAAGCATTAGCTGGTCAATCCAACCAGTGGATTGCCCGGCATCATGGAGCACCTGCTTGACCTTCTCGGCCTTGGCGCTTATGGCGAATGGCACATCAGTACGGCGCTTATCTCCTGGGGCAGTCTTGCCGGGGGCAGCCTCGTGCTCCGACCCCTCATCATCACTATCATATTCAGACGGGGGTGATGCTCCTGGTGGGGTGG